TTGGTATTTTTTATTTTGAAACATCTGTTCCATCCTCATGTTTAGTTTTATAATTAGTTATAGCATTCATAAGCGTATCTACTTCTTCATTAGGTACTATTTTTATTTTATAATTTTCTATACCTAATAAACATCCTGCAATAAATCTTCTCATTCCCATACATAATCTGTACTTGCCATCTTTTTCAGTACATATTAAAGGATTAATTATACCATTTTTTTCTATATCTATTTTTAATTTTTTCCATTTTTCATTTCTTGTTTGACGCATTCTACCTTGTTCTGTTTGTAAATGTGTATCTCTAAACACTATTTGATTTTTATGGACTATCATACGATCATACACTTTTGTAAAAAATTAAATGATACTGATATTCTTATATCATTAGAATTGTTAGGATCAACACAATGCATTAACCATGACGGAAACATAATACATCTTCCAGCAATGGGTTCGTAATGTGTTTCTCTAAATAATCTTTCAGGCATGGGTCCTTCTTTTTGTCTAGGTCTAGACATACAAGCAACTGATCTTGGATCATCTATTTTTAAATGTCCACAGTTTTTAGGTGCTTTAATATAATACACACCCGACCATAATGAATTAGCGTGTTGATGAGCTCTATTCATTCCGCCTGGTGGATTAATGTTTGCCCACATATTACCTAACACAGGTTCACTTTCTAAGTGCTCTTGATCATAAATAGTTTTTTGACAAGCATATAACATATCAACTAATTTTTTATATTCAGGCAACTCCGCCATATTAGTGTGTGAATGCCAACCTTGTACATTAGTTCTGACTATACCTTTATCTTGCTTAGACCAAGCTACAATATCTCGCTCTAACTCTTGATTAAGAGTTGGATGTTTTATATCTGCAATATAAATAGGTGTTGGAAAATGTAATTCTCTACGCATTATTTAAATGGTGTACCCCCAAACCACATAACTAAAGATTTTCTGTTACCACGTGTTACAGGTTTTACTCTGTGTCTTATAAATGATGCAAAAAATACTGCGTGTCCTTGTTTTATTTTTGCAACTTTACCTTCTGACATTAATTCTAAATCTCCACCCTCAAACTCTGACTCAGGAGATAGCAAACAAGTCATAGATATTTTTCGAACCGGTGGTTCGTGAGCCATGTTTACATCATTGTCTACATGCCAATCATAAAACCCACCTTCTGGATATTCTGTGTATTGTGCCATCTCAGTTATTGTCATTCCATCAAAACCAAAGTGATTACCATTAGTGGTCTTCATAATTTTTTCTATATCTTTATACATGCCATCCATTTTTTTAAATGGTATCCAGCTAATATGTGAAGTTCTAGTTTTAGTGTCTATTACTCCACCTGTAATACCTTTATCACTTCCAATTCCTGCATCATTTCTAGGTTCAGCACGTCCTGCTGCAATAATCATTTTACATTGTTTAGGTGTAAAAACTGGTCCTGTTGTTTCAACTATAAAAGATCTCCATCGTGGTTCTGTTATCATACAGCTCCTCTGTTTTTAATAGGATCAAATTGTACATCACAGTTTGCAGCAAGTGTTCTTCTAGTTTCATTAGTTCCATTAAATGGATATACGCAGTGCCTCATATCATAAGGAAACACATAAAAATCTCTAAGATCCATTGGTGGTTGATAGTCTATCTTAGCAAACTGACCGTTACTAGCCCCTAATATTTGTAGTCTACCGTTTTGTTGTATGTGTTCTGCTGAATATTCTTTACCAAATGTAGAAGGTAATTTTAAAATCATCACAGAAGATAGTCCTGTAAATAACGTTCCTCTGTGTATGTGTGTAGGGTTGTACTCGTGTTGTTTCATTTCATTAACCCATATAGAATTTAAATGAGTATCATAATCTTTAATTTTGTTAAACGCTAGATAGTGTTTAAATATAGTCATAAAATAATTAGTCACAATTCGTGGTAACAAATTATGGTTTTTCATTTTTGTTTGATCTTGACCATGATAAAATAATGAATGTTCTTTTTCTATCTTACCTACTAACTGACTATTAGCTGGTGCAAGGTTATGAAAATTTTGTTCGTAGATTTGATTAATCGCACCAAATATATCAAGCGGCACTTGATACTTTAATATTGATTGACCTAAAAATACAAAATCAAATTTTTGGTTTTCCATGTTGAGTTAGTTGTTCTTTCTCTTTGTAACTGCTTTCTAATTCGCCAGATTTTTTAATTCTTTGTAATGATTGTAGCTGTCCCATTACATTAAATATCTCAGCTTCACTAGAATTTGCATTTAATGTTTTTGCTTTTTCATGATACTGTAATCCATATGATTCTAGTTGATGTTGGTTAACATCTTTGTCATTAAATGATCCATCATTAAATTCACTTTTTAATTTAGACCACATTTTAATTTCTCTCATTCTATGTCTAGCAACTTTTTCCATAGACGCTTTACCAAATCTAGCCTCATCTAAATCTATTTGATATTTTGTTAGTTTGTAATCATCTTCTTCTTTTTCAATTTTATTTTCTAACCAAGTAATTTTTGCTTCGTTTCTTCTATAATCAAAAGATAAAGCCATTAGATTATCTAAGTATGATGATTGTTCTCTAACACACTGCCAATACTTTGATGCTTTAGTTGGGTATCTATTGTCTTGTAATACAGAAAACCTAGCTTCAGTCTCTGTTCTAAACATTTGTTTTTTAGTCCAAGTATCTCTAAGCTCATCTACCATACCTTTAAATGTAGATAAATCATCTTGCTCTAATAAATTATTTAAATGTATTTCTTCTTTTTGTATTATATCTTTAACGTCTTTTTTCATGTCTTTCTCCATTGATTAATTAATAATATATACTAAATAAAATTTATTACAAGTCTTATGATAAATCAAATTCTTGAATAGTTAATGTAGGTTCTGACCATTCTTCAGCTACTGCTGTTGGTCCATTTCCACCAAATGACAATGCATTTGCTGAACTTCCAAATTCTCCTTGATCACTTCTTGCAGTATTTAAATTGGCAACTTCTGTCCAACTAGTTCCATTCCATAATTCTGTATTAGCTGAAGCACTTCCTGTAGTTCCGCCATACATTAAAGCAGCAGTGTTAGTATCTCCCGCTCCTCCACCTGTGCTTCTAGCAGTATTTAAATCTGCAACTTCAGCAAAACTAGTACCATTCCATGATTCAGTAACTGCTGTTTTTCCAGATGGAGATGGTGTATGTCCACCAAAAGCTAAAGCAGAAGTAATTATTCCTGCACCCATTACATCATCTCTACTAGTATTTAAATCTGCTACTTCTGACCAACTTGTTCCGTTCCATGATTCTACTAAGGCGCCTCTACTTGGTGGAGGAGAGTCTCCTATTCCACCAAAAGTTAAAGCTGATGTGTTACTTGCACCTGCTCCTGCAAGTTCTGCTCTTGATAAGTTTAAATCAGCAACTTCTGACCAACTTGTTCCGTTCCATGATTCAGTTTTTCCAGAGTGTTTAGGAGTTGTATTTTCATTTCCTCCAAAAAATAAAATACTTGTTGCACTTTTACCAGCAGCAGCTGTTTCCTCTCTTGCAGTAGTTACATTTGCAATTTCTGTCCAAGCTGATCCATTGTATTGTTCTACATTTGCAAAATATGGTGGATCATTTGTACCAGAAATAGCTAAACCAGCTGTAGAAGGACCAGCACCTGTTAATCTTCTTCTAGCTTGATTTAAATTTCCAGTAGTTGCCCAACTTCCTACAGGATTAGATGAAAGACCTCTTAATTTTTGATCTGTAGTATTATACCAAACTTGTCCATTAACAGGGTTAGATGGATTGTCGGATCTAACTTCAATTTGTGTTCCGTGTATATCTTTATAATTTGCCATAATTAATCTACGTCTACCGTTTTTGTAACTAAAGTAGGTTCTGACCATTCTTCGGTTGCAGCTGTTTTATCTGGAGTACCACCACCAAAAGCTAATCCAGTAGTTATTGGTCCCTTTGTTGATCCCATAAGAGATCTTGCAGTTGTTAAATTATTTAATTCAGTCCATGCAGTTCCATTCCATTTTTCTGTAATTGCTGTTCTTGGATTTCCTGGAATTAAACCACCGAATACTAAAGCAGATGTATTAGATGCACCAAAACCAGACGCTCTTTCTCTTGTAGCATTCATGTCTGTTATTTCTGACCAACTAGTATCATTCCAAGATTCTGTTACTGCTGATCCTGGAGCAGGGTTTCCACCAACAGCTAATGCAGATACATTTGTTCCAGCTGTTCCCATATATTGTCGAGCAGTATTTAAATCTGCAACTTCTGCCCAACAAGTTCCGTTCCATTTTTCATTTACTGCTGTAAGACTTCCTGTAGTTCCCCCATAAGCTAAAGCTGCTGTGTTAGTAGCACCAGTTCCTCCCATAGCACTTCTTGCAGTATTTAAATCGGCAACTTCTGTCCAACTAGTTCCATTCCAAGTTTCTGTGTTATCTACATGTGAACTACCAGTAACTCCACCAAAAGCTAAAGCTGCAGTGTATGTTCCAGCACCTGCTAATTGTCTTTTAGCTGTATTCATATCTGCTACATTAGTCCATGCAGTTCCATTATATTTTTCTGTTGCTGCTGTTGCTGGTGGCGTGTCTCCACCAAAAGCTAAAGCTGCGTTTTTATTAGCACCTGCTCCTTGTACTTGAGTTCTTGATGTATTTAAATTACCACCACTAGCCCAAGCCCCCACAGCTTCTGCTTGAAATTGTAATACTTTATTAGTTTTGTCATACCATACCTGTCCTGTAATAAGATTGTCAGGATCAGTGGTATAGCTACGAACTTTAACACCATGTATGGTTTTATATTCAGACATTTAATTTTATTCCGCTAATGTTATGTCAGCTGGCTTGTCACCTAATCTTGCAATTTTTTCATCAGCTGATTCGCCGTCAACATTATTAGCATCCCAAGCATCTTGAGCTGCGTCTATTACTGCTGTAACAATAGTTTGAGCTTCATCTTTTGTTTTTAAAGTTCCAGCTACTTTAGCAATCCAAAGATTACCGTGTTTATTGTATGCGGGTACTTGCCAAACATTACCAGGATAACCTACAAAAGTTATTCTATGAGATTCATCGTAATCAATAAATCCTTTTCCCCAGTTTTCTGCTACGCAGTATTGATATGTTTTTGCCATAATATTCCTCCTTATTAATCTGTTAATACCTTAGTTAAGATGGAACTTCCACTCCATTCTTCTGTTGCATTTGAAGATCCACCCGCATCACCACCAAAAGCTAGTCCTGCTGTTGCTGTGCCTCCTGATCCCATAAATCTTCTTGCAGTGTTTAAATCTCCAACTTCTGACCAAGTTGCACCATTCCAATCTTCATTTACTGCTGTAACTGGAGGAGTTTCTCCACCAAAAGCTATTGTATGAGTTACAGTTCCTGTTCCTGTTAATTGTGTTCTTACAGTATTTAAATCACTTTGTTCTGACCATGCAGTTCCATTCCAAAGTTCAGTTTGTCCTTTAGGACTTGTACTACCACCAAAAGCTAGTGCAGCTGTTGATATTCCTGATCCTCCTAAAAACCTTCTTGCAGTGTTTAAATCTGCAACTTCAGCAAAACTTGTTCCATCCCAAACTTCCGCAACTGCTACTAATGGAGGGTTTTGCTCTCCACCAAAAGCTATTGCAGCTGTTGCTGTGCCTGCTGCTGCTAATGCTTCTCTTGAAGTAGTTAAATCTCCTACTTCAGTCCAATTTGTTCCATTATATAATTCAACAATTGCCCTGTTAGGATTTCCACCAATGGCTATAGCAGATGTATTACTAGCCCCTGCTCCTGCTAATAATTTTCTTGCAACACTTAAATCTGCAACTTCAGTCCAAGTGCTTCCATTATAAGATTCTGCAATTCCTAAATCTCCAGGAGGTGCTTCTCCTCCATATGCTAAAGCAGACGTTTGAGTTCCCGAACCTGCTAATCTTTGTCTTGCAGTATTCATATTTCCACTAGTAGCCCAAGCTCCAATATCTGCACCTGTACCTGCCCATTCTTCTGTAAGTGCTGATGCACCACCTGGCACAAATCCTCCCATAGCTATAGCAGAAGTATTATCGGATTCTGCACCTCCTCTTTGTTTACTTACTAATCTAGCAGTATTTAAATCAGTTGTTTCTGTCCAAGCAACTCCATTCCATTCTTCTGTAACTGCTCTACCTGGGTGTCCACCAAAAGCTAATGCTGATGTTGAAGATCCAGCTGCTCCAGCAGCAGGTCTACCAGTATTTAAATCTGCTAATTCAGTCCAACTTGTTCCATTCCATGATTCGTTTAATGCACTGTTTGGACTACCACCAATAGATAAAGCTGCTGTTGTAATACCTGTTCCCACATGATTATCTCTAGCAGTATTTAAATTTGCTATTTCTGTCCATCCAGTACCATTCCATATTTCTGTGTTTGCTGTAACTCCTGGTGCAGGAATTTCTCCACCAAAAGCTAAAGAAGCTGTATTTGATTCTCCTGCACCAGCTACAAAATCTCTTGCAAGATTTAAATTAGCTATTTCAGTCCAAGAAGTTCCATTCCAAGATTCAGCACCGTTAGTTGCTCCAGGACTAATTTCACCAAGAAATGATAAAGCTGATGTTGAAGTTCCTGTTCCAGCGTTGTCTTGAATACCTGTATTTAAATCTGCTATTTCTGTCCAAGAAGCACCGTTATATAATTCGTTTTCTGTATGTCTTGGATCGCCACCAAATATAAGTCCTGCTTCTTTAGTTCCAGAACCTGCTCCTCTACTTCTAGCAGTATTCATAGCTCCACTAGTACGCCATGCACCAGTTGCAGTTACATTTGGAAATTTATAAGAAAAATTACGATTTGTACTATCATAAAAAAGTTCACCAGTTTTTGCACCAGTAAAATCTCCAGCGTTGTTACGAACCGTAGTTCCAACAATATCTTTATATTCAGCCATTATTTACTCTTTAGCAACCAACCTTGAGTAGAGTCTGTAAATACTAAAGTGTTTGCTGCTCTTTCTACTGCTATGGTTAAGTTTTCTGTAGCTCCGTGTATTTTAGAACTGTTTCTACCAATTGTTAAATTGTTAGAATCAAATGTTCCTGCGTAATCTACAAATGAAACTTCATCACCAATAGCTGGTGAAGCTGGAAGTGTTAAAGTAAATGCTGTACTTGACGTATCACAGAATACACCTTGACCAGCCGCTGCTGTAAAGTCTCCTGTTTTAACTGCTTGCCATGATGTACCACCACCAATATATGTTTTGATATCTGTCATTGCAACTTGGACCATCGTACCATTATCGTTTAGTACAACTCTGTCTGCATCTGCAACTGTTGTTGAAGTAGCTGATGTGCCACCATCCATAATATTTAATTCTGCTGCTGTAGACGCTATATTAGTTCCACCAATATCTAAAGTTGTTACAGATATTTCACCTGCAACAGTTAACAAACCATTTGCTACTGTTAATAAATCAGTATCGTCTGTGTGGCCAATTGTAGTTCCATTAATTAAAACATTATCAATGTCTAATGATCCACCACTAATTAATCCTGTAGTAGTAATTGTTGATGCACCATTATTAATTGTACCAAAACCTGAAGTAATTGATCCTGCATTTATTGCACCTGTTGTAACTATTCCTGTTCCACCTGCTATCGGACTTAATACTGAAGCTATTGCTGTCCCATCAATTGTTATTGCATCTGCTTCTAAAGTACCATCTACATCTACATTTCCAGATATATCTAATTCAGTTGCTATAATTTTGTCATTAAATGTAGCTGCACCTGCAGCACTACCATCAAGAGTAAGCATTGTAATATCAGCAGTAGCATCTGTACCTTTAAATATAATATCAGAGTCATTTGCTGCTGCATCAATTGTAATATTGCCTGATGAAGTTGTAATATTAACTGCTGCATCACCTGCTGTAATATCATCTGCTGCCGAAGATGTACCACTTGTAAAATATGTTTTAAATGTTGCAGCACTAGTCATTCTCATTGTGCCACCATCATTGTGAAGAATACCGTCTGCATCTGCAACTGCGGTAGTTCCTCTTGCAGTTCCACCGTCTATTAAATTAATTTCTGCTGCAGTTGTTGTAACATTTGTTCCGCCAATATCTAATGTTGTTACAGAAATTTCTCCGGCAACTGTTGCAACACCATCCGCTAATGTAATTAAATCTGTGTCATTAGTATGACCAATTGTTGTGCCATTAATTAAAACATCGTCTATGTCTAATGAACCACCACTAATTAATCCTGTTGTTGTAATTGTTGATGCACCTGTATCAATAGTTCCAAACCCTGAAGTAATTGAACCTGAGTCTAATGCACCTACTGTTGTTGCGGCAGTTGTAACAAGGTTAGGCATTGCTGTAATTTCATCGTCAAAGTATGCAGCTAAATCTGTAACTGCAACTTGCACCATTGTACCGTTGTCATTTAATACTACTCTATCAGCGTCAACAACTGTTGTAGATGTAGCTGATGTTCCACCATCTACTATATTTAATTCTGCTGCAGTTGAATCAACAGCTGCTAATTTAGTTAAATCTGCTTGTACTAATCCAGACACTCCATCTAATAAATTTAATTCTGCGGCTGTTGAAGTAATTGCTGTGCTTCCAAAAGTAAGTCCGCTTTCTGGAACGACAATGCTACTACCTGACTGTGCTGTAAAAGTATTTGCTGTAAATTGAAAATCATCTGCACCAGCAATTTTAATATCTATTTGGTCATCTGTGTCTGCTGTAATAGTTGTATCACCATCTGCATCTAAAACTAATTCTCTTCCTTCTAAATCAAGAGATCCACCAAATCCTGCATCAACTAAATTTGTTCCATCAGAGTAAACTAATCGTGTAGTTTTTTCTGATACACCAAAAGTAATACCTGTTCCTGATGCTGTTTTAAATTGTACAGTATATGCACCTGATGTTCCATTAGTTACAATGTAAACTTTTTCTATTGAATCTGGTACAGTTACAATAGAGTTACCTGATATCGTACCTGTTAATTTTATAACAGCGTGTCTCGCAACAGATGTTGATTCTGTAGAGTCTCCGTCTGTAATAGTTAGTTGTGTTGTACCACCACTAGTTACTGCCTTTTCTACATAACCAGCAATTGCTTTTTCTACTATTTCTAAATTGGTATTAGTTTTATCTCCCCATGTACCGGCGTTTTCGCCAGTTGCCATTTTTTCTATACCAAGATCTGTAAACGTTGATGCCATAATTTCTTATACTCTTTTCTTAATTAATTTCCATTTATTTTTACGGTGTTGCAGAGTCAATTTTTGTTCTAATTGTACCATCTGTGTAATCGTCTCTTCGTCTTCTACCTGTTTGTTCTAGCGCAAATTTTTGAGCCTCTTCTTTATATTTTGAGTCGTATAATTGTAACATATCCATTGGTCCTTTTAAAAAAGCAAAAGCTTCTGCTAAACAAGCATATAATAAACCATTAGGAAAATTCATACTAATATAATTAGTGTCATCATTTTCAAATATACTAGGCACAGCATTGTAGTGAATTTTATAAGCAAACGTTGAACCGGGTGTTGGTGATACAATTATAGATCCAGAGTTTGATGAACTTTCTCCAGTTGCTCCTGTATCTAACATTGCATAGTATTTTGGTGTACCAGTGGACGTAGTTGCTGAAATATATTCTTCTAAAAATGTTAAATCTTTTTTTTCTAAATATACATTTGCACCAGTATAAGTAGATCCAGTTGCAGTATAAACTTGCACTCCTCTAATAAATACGGCTCCTGCTGGCACAGTTACAGTTCCTGTTCCGGCCGTAAAATTACCTGTAGATGTTTTTCTATCTGCATCAATTGGAATGTCTCTAAAAATTTTATATTGTGCGTTTAAAATAATGTTTTCTATAATACTATCAGACAACACTGTAGAGCTAACTTCAGTATAGTTTCTTATTTGTGTTTTTAATGTTGATGCGCTTATTCCTGCCATTATGCTGTTAGAGTTGCCGGACCTGCCGAGCAATTCTCTCCTCCTCCTGATTCACTTCCACTTGTAGCAGTATCTGTGTCTACAGTAAAGTGGTAGAAATCTGTTGTGTTAGTAATGTTTCCACTTGAATCTCTTTTGCCAATTGTAATAGAGTATCCAGCAGCTTTTGCAATATTAGATCCTGTTATACCATCAAATGATCCAGGATTTGTAAAAGTTCCAGCAGTTGATGGTGTGCCTCTAAATCTTACAGTGTCACTTGTTGATCTACCGTGTGATTTTTCTGATACATTTATAATTCCAGACGAAGCTGCAATAGTTTCAAAAGGATTAGGTATCAATAAAGTTGCTATAGCATTTTCTGTTCTATCGGGTCTTGCATTCAATAATGATTGTGGATCACCACCATGTTGTCTTGGTTGAAGTTGTGGGTGTTTTTCTTCAAACTCTGATATGTGAACTAACATACCAGTCCATTCTCTAACCATTTCATTATATGGAAACTCCATTCCTGATCTGTCTGATATTGCTTTTGCGTATTTTCCTGCTGCGTATGCCATAGTTATATATTTGGATAATAAGTTTTAGGGGTTATAAATGAACTAGAAGCTGAGCCATCTTCTGCTAAAGCTCTTGCTAATTCATCTTCGTAAAGTAATTTCATTTGTTGTACTAATTGTGGTGCAAATTTTTGTGATAAATAAAAAGCTAATCCTGATGCCATACATGGTACAAATCTATATGGTACATCTGTTGCATCTGTATAAGTTGCGTCTGCATCTTGTATTCTTTTTACATAATAAAAATGTATATCTTTAGATGCATTAGAAGAATCTGCTGTAGGGTAAATAGTAAAAGTTGTTTTATCTACAAATCTTTGAACAAAATATTGTGATGGTGTTCCTTTAGAAAGTTTACTTGATAAAGCTGCGTAAGCTGATCTAGCTATTTTTGTTAAGCCAGAATCTGCTTGACTAGTTGATGTTCTATTACTTCTTAAAGATGCTTCTAAAATATCTGCAACACCATAAGTATTAGCAGGATTTGTAACAGCACTTGTGCCATCACCTGTTGATCTAAAAAAACTATATTCAGCTTGTCCTTCAATTACATCAATGTTAGCTTCAGCTACTTCCCAATAATGCAAACCTCTATTACCCCATTCTTGAAAAAGAATGTTTAAAGATCTTCTTGCAGTTTTTAATTGATAACCTGAAACAGATTGTAAACCTATTCGTTC